TTTACGGTTTTACCAGATGCCATTTTCTTTTTGTACATTGTACTTCTTCCTTTCGTACTCTTAGGACTCCCGCCCTTTTGCATTGTTAATTTAATTCCAAGTTCAGCTAAATCTACCATGTCCATTAAGTTAGCAGGACTAAGTCCATAACCGATACCTATTTTTTTAAGCGTATCTTTTACTTTTTTTGTATCATATGTTTTAGTTTTATATGTCTTACCAGCCATTACTTCATAGCCTTTCCATATCCACGTAGGGCTGCACCACAACCACGTACACGTCCACCCTTTTTATATTTACGTCCTTGTCCACTTGGCTTTGTCATACCGGGACGTTTTTTCTGTGCTTCTTTAAGTTTGCTTAGAGAAGAAGGATAGCCCTGACGTGCAAGCTTACGTGCAGTAGAAGCAATATTCTGCTGCTTTGGTAATTTAGGAATACCTTCTCCTTGACCAAGAACATCAGAGATTTGTTTGCTTGTCATCTTAGGTGTAATATTCTTTTGAACAAAATCCATTCTTTCGCCCGGAGACATTTCTTTAAACGCTTCACGCAAGTCTTTACGTGTAGCAAACTCTGTTCCTGCATCCTTAGAAACTAATGGAGCATCTGCGCCTTCATACATATATTTTTTAGGATTTTTAATAACTGTATCAACATCACCCTTTTCAACTAAACGCCTACCTTCGGCAGTAAGAGTTTGTTTACGAGTACCTGTTGCAGTGCGACCTTTACCTTCTGCACGTGCTTCACGAATTACACGAGCCATTAATGAACGGCGTTCTTTCTTTTCTTCTGGGGAAAGATTAGAAATATCCTGTTTACCTTTTTCACGTTTTAGTTTCTGACCAAGAGTAAGTTTAGGTTTAGCTGCTTCTGTTTTAAGAAGTTTTTGACCACGGTGTTGTGGACCACGAGTACCGGCAAGCTTTGCACGAGATGCTCTCGCTGCTTCGTTCTTAGCTGCTCTTTGTGCTGCAGTTTTACGTCCACGCTTACGACCTTTATAAGTCTTAGCTTTTGGTGCTGCTTTAGCTGCGCCTCCTACGAGTTCAACTACACCTTTAATAATTTGCTTCTTCATTAGTTACTCCCCATAATAACTGGATTATCTGCACCGCCCGGACTTGCAGGTGTTTCCATATCATCTCTTCTAGTACGTCTTGCACGATTTTGTAATTCTGCAATTGATTGTTGATATCTTTGCTCAAACAGTTGAACAGTATTAAAGTCTTTCATAAATATTAATGCTTCTATCATACAGGCATTAAACAAAGAATCATAACAAAAATCACTAAAGTAATTATTTTGTGTAGCAGATGTTAATGTTGTTGGTCGTGAAACATAAGCAATTTCACCATCATATGTAGATACAGGTGTAGGAGCAATAAGTACAGTTGTATTATTTCTACGACCATAATAAGCTGGTGTTCCTGTACTTGCGCTTACAGGCCAGTAGTCTTTAATATATTCATCTGTTCTTTGTAATAAATGAATACGAGTTCCATTGGATTGAATATTAAAATTTTTTATAATACGAGTACCAACAGGTAATGTAATAATATTATTACCAGCACTTACGGCAACAGAAGTATAAGTAACTAAACCATAATCATCTAAGTCACGAGTCATACGTTCTTCTGCTCTATTCACCATTTTGGGAATATAAGCTAGGAACTCAGTACCGTCATTTTCTGTAGCACCAATAATATCTTCTGTAAGAAAAGTATAGTTAGCCATAATAGATTGCTACCGTTGCTGCTGAAGTTGGAGCAGAAACTTTTACAGGACCGACAACTTTAATTCCATAATCAGGAATCATAATGTCACCAGCATCTACATTAGTAGTAGCAACAAATTTAATATTACTACCACGAATATTACCATAAGAATCAGTTTCGCTGCCAGTAATTAAAAACGTACCAACACCTGAAAAGGTTAATCCTTTGATACGAGTATCTGCAACGGTAGTATTGGTTGTAGTATCCAGTACAGCACCGCTGCCTGTAACAAAACCTTGACGAATGTTTGTAGCCATAATATCCTCATATATTGTTAATTAATTAGTTATTGTTATTATTATTGACTATTCCTATTATACACAAAAAAAGAGGGATATAAAAGACTATACCCCTCTTCTTTTTAATTTTTTTTATTAGTGTGGTTTATGCGCCGTCAGACCCATAGAAGCCACGCCAATCAGACCAACCAAAGCTGTAACGCTCACGAGCTTTAAACCGAAGGTTACCAGTGTCGAAGTCTGGCTCCATCTTAGTTTGCAAAGGCGCACGAACAAACATCTTTGTACCATTAGGACAATCAGTCTTAATGAACCATGCATCAGTATCTGTAAAGCGGCGGTTTACGTAGAAGCCACCCGGTACAAGACCCTGATTACGGATTGAGTTAATGTTGTTTACATTAGTCGCACCGTTTGCTGCAGTTGTTGGGTTTACCCCAATGGTTGTTGACATTGTGCTGTTCAGAATCTGGTCAGCAGTAAATGCGAGGTCTGATGGAATATGCAAAGACTTAGCTTGCAGACCAATCAGAATACCACGGTCATCTTTTGCTTTAGAGATTGAAATCAGTGCAGACTCAAGGGCAGCTTCTGAAAGGTCAGTAGCACCAATGTAGTTTGACTGATTACCAGCACCCGCTGTTGGGTGTGAAGCAGAGAACATAGGAACTCCGTCACCACCTACATATGCTGCATTAAAGCCATTGTTGAAAACATCAGCAGCTTTAACTTGCTTAGTGTTCGCCATTGCACGAGCAAGACCACGTGCGCGAAGCTTTGCAAATGTGTCATAGAGGTTGTCTTCCATTGCCTCTTCTGTCACTGCAAATGCCAGTGCAATAGTCTCGTGTGTATAACGAGCAGTGTAGCTTTCTTGAGCATCGTCATAAGCTACAGCAGCACCTTCACCTTTAGTAGGTGCAGAGCCGAAGCCTGTAAACAATACTTCTTCTTCAAACGCACGGTCTGAATTTTCAGTTTCAAACAACGGTGCGTGTTCGTCAGCAACTTCCCCATACTCCATACCGAATACGGCATTAAGACCGGGGAGAAGTTCTTTCGCAATACTTGAGCGATTGATAGCCATTATTTATTCTCCCTTACTTAAAATGCTGGGTCTGCACCAGAAACTGGAGCAGTTACAATTGCATCGTGGAAGTTGTCCGTATGCTGTACAAGACGTACATTCAATTTAAGAAATGCGCGCTCTGAAGCATTGGCAACATCGTTACCCGGCTCATCTACTGGATTCAATGTACGGCACATAGCAATAGTTGAAGTGCGAGTAGCAGCTTCAATACCATGACCAGATTGACCAGTAAAGGTTGAACCAGAACCAAGAGTTACCGCAAAGTTTTGTGAACCATAAAGGTCTCCTGCAGTAACAGAGGCATCAGCTTGTACCTCAAATACTGTCCGTGCATCGTCAGCTACCAGTGCGATTGCATTAGTTGCTGAAGTGCCTGAAGGCCAGTACTTGCTGAATTTTTGTTCACCGTCTGCAACATACCGACAGCCCATGAATACACCTTGGACTACTTCAGTTACAGTGGTGATAACTTCCAAACTTCCTGCATTAATACGGACAAGGTCGCCTGTAAAAATGTTAGCAGCGTAACCCGAAGCAATTGGATACTCATTAGTACCTTGATTGTTAGGGTTGTTACCACGTTTACGAGAAGGACGGAAGCCTGACAGTGCTTTAGTTGCAGTCATTTTATTTCTCCCATTCTAAAATTGCACTTACTAAAAAACACTACTCTTGAAAACGAGGTGTGCGTCCTTTAGTAACACTAGATTTACTTGTATTACGAATTGGCATACGAGAATCATTACCACCCATAAGTTGCTGATTTACTGCATCAACCATGTCTTGGCTTTTACCCTCATAATACCGTTGACGAGCTTGCGATTTTGCCAAAGGCATTTTCGCTAGGGCCAAATCTCCACGACAGACTGTACCCTCATATCGTCCTGCCTCTTTCACGAAAGAGGTGTGCTGCATCTCAGGAACTTCATCTACTGTAACAAACTGCCAGCCTTCTTGCATTTTCTTGCCGACATTTTTGTAATCGTCTTGCCCACGAAGATTAATACGAATCCAACGTAGGGTCATCCCCTCGTTTGCAAAACGGATGCGGATAGAATCAGGAATGTCAAGCATATTCGGTTCTTGATATTCCTCATATTGTTCCCTTGTATTGAGTTCACGAGACTCTGCACTACGTGATGTTGTTGCGTTACGTGCCATTTTAATTTCCTCCACGCTTAAAATTGTACTGAAGTATATTCGCCATCGGCTTTCTCAACCTTTAGCTTTTCTGCTGCGTACTGTTCCAATGGTATACCCCACTTTTCGGCAAGTCGTATGTCTTCTTTTGTAAGACGAACTTTCTTACCAGATGAGGCTGATGAAGTGCGTGATGCTCCACCTACCACTTGAGCAGGACTTGACGCTTCCTGCTGCTGTCGTTGTTGAGATTGTCCCTCTGTTTTAGTTGTAACTCCAAATCTTTCTGGAAATTTACCACGCAGTCGAGAATCAATCTCTTGATAAAAATCTTCATCAGAAGGGTCATAGCCCTCCGCTTTTAATTCCGCATCTACCTCTAAGGCAAGTGTAGTCATTACATTATCTTGACCAAACCACGGATTTCGTCCTGCCCACTGAACTGCTAATCTATCATATTGTGCAGATTGCTGTTGCTGGGTTTGTTGGACTTGCTGCTGTTCAACCTCTACTTTAGGTTGTTCATATCGTTTAGCAATACGTAAAGATGCTGCATCATTTTGTGCATTACTCAAAAATTCTTGAGCCTGAATAATGCTATCGGTATCACCAGAATCTAGTGCCTTACGATAAGCATCCTTTGCCATTACAATACGACTATTAATTTGTTCTTCAGCAGATTCAAAACTTTTTTCTAATGAAGTTTTTAATTCTTGCTGTTGAGATTTTAATCTTTCTTCAAGTTCTTGTTGACGTTGAATCAAATATTGAATCTGTTCTTCTCGTTCCTTTTTTTGTTTTACGAGTTGACGGATTCTTTTTTGTGCGCCAGACTGTTGTTCCTCTTGCTCCGGTTTTCCTGTTTCTTGAGTTTCAACCTTTGCTTTAACTTCTTCAACTTCTGGTTCTGTTTCTGTTTGTATTTCAACAGGATTATCATTTACCTGTTCTTCTTGACCTTCAATTTCAAACTCAACCTTGTCTTCCTCTTTTACGGCTTGGGAAGTATTTACCGTTGTCCAATCATCAGACATACTAACTCCTTTTACGTCAGTTGCGAATATGACGAATTACGCAATTGAATTTATATTACAATATTATAGAAATATACGCAATAGTCTACCCAAAAAAAGTTTTAGGTTTATTGCGTTTATTTAACTTTTTTTTGTGACGACCCGGTCTTTTCTGTTTGGGTCGTTCAAAAGAAAGGGGGATTAACCCACTTGATGACTTCTTAGCCATTAGTGAGACAGATTATAAGTAGGGTCTAATTCTTTAGGATTGTCCACAATCATAGAGATTTGGTCATCTAAAAGAAGTAGAAGTCTTACGCCTTTATAAAGAAACTTTTGACCAGAATGTTTTCCATAACATACATAGTCACCTTCTTTACACCACGCACCATTGGGATAACGATTGCTATCTAGGTACGCATCCTTACCTACTGCTAGTACTTTACCTACAGTAGTCAAGTAAGAAATATCTTCCTTAGTAGAATCAGGAAGAATGATGCCACCCTTAGTTTCTGACTTAACAGAAAGAGGACGTACCAGAATATGGTAACCCGGAATTACAGGAAGTACTTCTGGGTCTGGAATTTCTTCGTTTGTATTCCAAGCATCATTAAGAATTGTTTTACTCATTGCAACTTGTTGCATTATTACTCCTCATCTTCTTCATATATCATACGGTTTACTATATGTTTCATTTCTGCTTTTGCCCATTCCAATCCTGAAATGCGACCTACAGAGTTCATATAAGAAGCATAATCCGAAGCTGCTCCAGATGCAAGCGAATTTTTTGTATTATCTATTTCTTTTTGTAGAAACTTATCTATTTCTTCCCAAAGCATTAGTTACCCTTTTTTGCATCAGAGATAAGTTTAGTAATCATGTCTGCCGCTTTAAGCGTTTCGGTGTTTTCAATACCTTTGTCTTGCTTGATGAGGTCGGCAAGGACTTCAACTGCTTTGATAGCCGTTTTTGTATTTCTATCTTTCTCTTTTTCATCTGCTTTCAGAGTGTTCTCTGCTCCCACTTTGTAAGCATCAAGTGCAAGCTTTTGCTCTTTAAGGTCAAGGTCACGTTGTTTTAGCGCACCTTCTACAGATTCTTTAGCAAGCTGTGCCTGAACTTTTTGCTTTTCAATGTCAAGTCGTTGTGCTTCCATTTGAACCATTGCCTGTTCAGGTGATGGACCTTGCTGTGCCGCAGCCATATTAGCCTGCATTACTTGCTGTGCAGCAGCCATCATAACCTGTTCAATAACGGCAGGATTCTGAGTATTTTGGTCACCTTGCGGTGCTTCTGCCATCATCTGTCTTGTTAATCCATTCACTTGCTCCTGATATTTCATTACTACGTGTTCTTGAATATTAGCTTGTAAGACTGGAGCAATCCTTTGCATAATTGGATTTGCACCATTTGCAGGGTCTTGTAAAAACATAGTCTTAATCTGAATATGAGCATCATGGTTTTGACCAGCAAACGCTTTAATAGGCAGTCCTTTAGTTGCAGCTTCAATATCTGTAACTGGGTCAAGGGGCTGTGCCTGTGGCTTGTCTGGTAATATTTTATCCAGATTAGGAATATTAGCCGCATTAAGAAGAGTGCGATTAAGTTCTTCCATATTAAACATTCCCGGTGGCGATGTCTGTGCTAACTGCATTGCCATCTGTGTCATCATAAGACGGTGTGCAGAAGAAGGAATGTTAGGGTCACTAACAGGAATAACATCTATACGCCCATCAAAATCAGAACGGAATACATTTTCTGTTATGCCCGGAACATCATATGGATATTCATTAGGTAGGCTTTCATAATTAATACGTGATAAAATTTTAAATTCATCACGTTGTGATTTATGTAAACGTTTATGAATAGCACTAAAGAATTTACTTGATGCTTCAAGCAATGCCATAGTTGTACCTACTGGTCCATAGTTAGACCCTTCGGTAATAACTTGTTCAGTTGTGTCTGCAAACTTCTGACCTGCCGCAGCTACAAACTGCATCATTTGGAATAATGTACCTGATGGTTCTTTGTATGGAAGTGGTACAATAGACTTAGACAAGTCCATACCTGTTGCTTCTACTTCCTTAAATTCGCCCGGTGCAATTGGGTCATTATCGCCTACTACCCTAACACCTTTAGCTTTAAAGCCGCCGGGAAGGTTAGCAAACTGACCTGCATCAATAAGGCTACGCATAGCTGCAGTTGCAGACATGGTAAGGTTACCAAGGAAATGAATAAGACCAAGGCCATAGAAACCAAAGCCCGGAACAAAACGATAATGTGTAAAGAACATTTTCTTTTGTTTATTTTCGTCATCTTCATTCCAGTTACGGCGAATAGAAAGTACTTTTTTAGATTGTTCTTCAATAGTAACAATATAAGGACAGGCCGTAGGATAATCTTCAAGTTCTAAATAACAGTGTTGTTCAAGTAATACATACTGTGGGTCACGGTCTGAAGAAGGAGACAACCCAAGAACTGTATCCATTTTTTCTGTTAGCGATGATTGTTCTGGATGATAAGCATCTGGAAGGTCGATGTCTGCATACATACCTGCAGCAATCTGACGACCTAGTTCCATAGGACTACGGTAAAGTACATGGGTATAACGGTCTGCACGGCGAAGGTCCGTTGCATAATAAGATACATAAAACTGGTCAATA